CCTAATTTTTCCGCAGCTTTGCCAATTGAACGTGAACCGGCAAATAATTCTAAAACATTAATTTCCATTCAACACAAATTGTTTTAATTCCTGGAACTCATTTGTCATCATTAAACCGCGAATTTGAAATTCGTGAATGTCGCCATTTTTAGTTTTGGCGCCAATTTCTTTTTGACCGCTTGCGGGATTTCTATACACAAAAAATTCGTTTAACCCTTTTATTTTTTGAAAGCCAACCGGTTTTTGTTTTGCCTTGTGCTGAACCATAAAACGGTCAATGTATTTGATTCCGTTTTTGTCGGTGTTTCTTAACTTAAGAATTGATAAAAAATTGTTTTGCCAAAATTCGTCATTCCTTAATTCTTTTGAAACATTGTAAACCTCGCGTAAATTGTAGCCGTCCAAACGTTCTATTTTATCCAAACAATCCAACCATTTGTTTTTTTGTGCGTCTGTTTTAGGTCTATATTTTAAAGGAAATAATGCTGCAAAATGCGAAAACGCCTTTGTTGTTTTTTCTGAATATTGGCGCTTTTTCGATTTTGTACTATTATTATTATTTATATTATTATTATTAGTTAGTATATATATATCCTTTAACTTTTCTTCAATAGGGGTATTGAAGTTTTCTTCAATAGGTATTGAAGTTTTCTTCAATAGGGGTGCAATGTAAATTCGTCGTTGTTTTATTTGCTTTGTTCCAGGTTCATAAATCATTTTTATTTTTATAAATCTGTTCTTTTCTAAATTTGAAATCCATTTTGAAATGCTCGTTTTTGAAACGTCGTAAAGATTTGAAAAATATTCATTGGACGCAAAACAAAACCCTTTGTCGTTTGACAATGCGGTCAATTCGCCATACATAAGTTTTTCGTTCGCTTTTAAATCTTTACAATAGCGCACCGGCGCCGGTATAATTGCGTAGTAATTTTTGTTTTCCATTCCGTCAAAAGTAAAAGTTTTTTTTTACAAAATCAAATTATATTTTATGTCGTCACAAAAAGAACGCAGTTCGTCGAATATCTTTTTTAGCTGATCCAAAGGAATTTCGCCGTCCTCGTATTTGTACCATAGTAATTCAATTAATAAGTCGAATTCAACGCGCGTTGATTTACCTACATATTCATAGGTAACCGCTAAATTGTCCGGCGCTGATTGTGTGAAACGGATTTTTTGGTTTTCCGCGTCAAAATAAATTGTGTAATATTTCATTTTTTTGGTTGGTTGATTAATTCATTTTTAAAGTATTTGTCAATGACATTCACGCAATCGTCGAAATCATTAGACCAATATACGGCCCAATTGCAATCTTCAAGCCATTTAAGCCACTTTTTTTGGTTGTCCGTAGGTTTGTTATATTTATATTTTAATTCGACCGCTAAACCGCTAAAAACGTTGTTTGGTGTAAATATCAATAAATCGGGAATTCCAGGCTTTGCGCCTAAATACTTCATTTTGTACTGTTCGAACTTGCTTCGTTTGCCCTCGTTCATTGGGTGCGTAAATATGGCGTCCGGGTATTGCATTATTAAATAATTCATAATTGCCCGTTGCAATTTATCCTCACCGCCCAAATATTTTTCATAGGGGTTCGCCATTATATTATTGCGTTGTCTAATGTTTCAATGATATTTCGCAATTCTGCCTTTTCAAACGTTCCGCTTAATTCGTGTTTATACGTTTTAAATGACAATTCGAAATGGTCTTTTCTAACTTCTTTAATTTTAATTTTTATTTGCATTTTATATTCGTTTTAATTTTTTTATTTCGTTTCTTAAAATATCGTTTTCAATAACTAAATTATTGTATTTATACAACATTGATTCCGGCGTTAATTTTTCCGTTTTAAATTCAGATAAAATTTGAATTTTCAAACTTTGAAACTCTGACTTAAAAAATTCGTCAAACCTCAACCAGTCATTGAAGTGTCGCAAACCATAAACAACCGAAGCATGATCGCGTCCGACGGCTTCACCGATTTTTTTAACTGATTTTTTACTGACGTGTTTTGCAAGCCAAAAGAATGCACCGCGCGCCATAACAATGTCACGTTCGCGGGTGTTTGTTGTAATATCACATTCAAAATGTTTATTTACTTTTTTTACTAAATATTCTAATTTCATTTTTTTTATTTTATAATATTAAACTTCCGTCATCGTGAAAATCATTCCAAATATAACCGGAAACAATTCCGGTGTCACAATAAATTTTCCAATCAGCAAACGCACGTTTCCACGCTTTGCGCCCTTGTTCAATCATTTCATCGCTTAATGTGTACACCTCAACCGAAAACGGGTAATTGGTTTCGACCGCTATGAATTTAAAGGAATCAACGCCGCACATATCCATATAAAAAGCCGCTTGTAAATGATAAGCGTATTTGTATACGTCACGACGAAACGCCATTGGTGCATTGTCCTGGCACGTTTTGACGTCTGAAATAAAGTTTTCAACGCGGTTCAAACAATCGGGACGAACGCGCACGTCCAAACCTTCGTGTTTTGAATAGTGTGACAACTCGATTTCACCTTTGCAGTATTGTTGCGCCAAATCGTGATTGCGAAAGTTGTCCAATATTTTAGTGATTTTTTGATGGTCATCAAAAGAAACTAATTTTTTACCTTCGGCCTTTTTTTGTTCAATGGCGAATTGTTCTTTTCCCGCTTTTGTTCGGCGGTCAATTTTCGGCATAACGTGAAAATCTTTGTAATACATTTCCGGTTCTAACATTGCGCAATGAACCGCAGTTCCCAACGCCATCGCTGAACTCTCAAATGGTTTTTGATTTAAAAAATGATATACCGATTTTTTATGTATTGCTTTTAAACCCGACGCGCTGATTCCAGGCGACGAATGATACTTTTCGTTTGAATCAAATTGTATTTTCATTGTAATAATTTTTTGGCGTCAATATTACGGTCAACCAAAAATTGTCCGTTTAGTTCTGAAATAGTCATTTCAAGTTTTTCGATTTTCTTTTGCATTGCATCAATCCGCAAATACAAAAATTGCATTGTTTCTAAATTCATTGTTTTCATTTTTAAAATTAATAATGTAAAACTAAAAATATATTTTTAATTTACAAAACATTAACATAAAAAAAACGGCCTCATATCTGAAACCGCTTTTCGTTTTGTTTGTCATTTGGTCGATTAAAATGGCAAATCGTCGCTTGTTTCGGCGACTTGTGCCGTTTCCGGCTTTACATATGGATCCGATAATTTAATTGAAAAAAACTTTCCTTTTGCGCCCTCTTTAACCCACGCCGCAATTTGTTGATTCGTGCCATCTTGTAGCTTTATTGAACCCGAATAATCCGGTTGGTTTTCGCTTGTCTTGTTGGTGTTTTTGAATAAACTTCCGTTTCCGTTTTTGTGTTCGTAACTCATTGTTTTTGATTTTAGATATTAAATTTATTAGTTATTTGTTCTCGGTATTCTTTTTTCATTTTAAAGCCGGACAATACCTTTTCCGCTTGTTCTTTTGTAGCCTTTAACGTCGCGTTGAATTGCGCGTCCGTTAACCACTTTTTATTGTCGTTGTCCTGGTTTTTAACGGCGTTTTGAACCTCATTAGCTGACGCAATAGACGTGTCAATGCCAATGCCTAAATAACCCAATGCGCGGCCTAATGCTGACGTGAAACCGTTTTCAACAAACGACGTTTTATTTATATAGGACGAGTCGCGATATTCTTGTGAATGCGCTGACGCCATTTCAACGCCTTTTGTATCGCAAATTGTGACCTTAAAAATGCCCTCTTTTTCGTCAATGTGAACCAACTGTTCGTTGATTTGCCAACCTTCAAATGTTGGTTCGGTTCTGAAGTGTTTCAACCTCTCATTAACTGTAATGTAATTTTTTCCTTTAATGTTAATTGTTTTCATTTTCTAAAATTTAATCGTTTATTTTCAATTCAAATTGTGACAAATTAAAATCCGCACTTTGCAAAATAATGACCTCGCCAATTGTAAATGATTCCGGATTTTGTAGTCTTGACTTTAACGTTGGCATTGTGCATTGTAGTAACTCGCAAACGTCATAACGTTTTAAATTAAGGCGTTTCATTTCCGCCTTGAATTGGGTTTCAAACATTGTTTTCTTTTTTATAATTGACTACAAAAATAAAAAATAATTTTCAAATAAAAAAAATATTTACAAAAAAACCGCCGCAATTCAAAAGAAAATACGACGGCCGACAAACAAAACATAAAAATTTTTATGTAATTAAATTAATAACCGCAACATCATCATCATCGTTTGGAACGTGCGCATTAACATTAAAAACGCAATCTTTTACATTATAAGTCAAACGGTCAATTATGCTTGTTTGTGAATCATAATCATTAACGGACCAATTAAACCAAATTCGATTGTGAAATGATAATGGTTTAACTTTTAAATTACGGAATGAACCTTGGTATCTGATTACAAATTCTCGATAATCATTTAAAATGTTTTGATTTTCGATTTCATATAATGTTTTGAATAAATTTGCAGTTGCTAATGCTCCGTAATTGTCGCGCGTTCTAAAAAATACATTTACTTTTGTTTGACCTGTCACACCTAACCTATTAAATGTTTTTTTACTTGTGTTAAAATTATTGTTATTTATAATTGATTTAAGGGACGAATTTATTGAAGGAATTGTTTCAGAATATATAACTTCAAAATTGTCAAAATATGTTGTTTCATAAAAAATAGCTGACGTAATTGTGTTTTGTATGTCAATTTTTAATGTAACCGGAACAGATCCAAAATTCAATCCTTCATCAGTAAATTTAATATTTAGTGTTTCAAATTCATTAAATTGTGTGTGTTGTATTGAATTAAATTCAATTGAATTAAAAACCCATTCTTTATTGTTATAATTCCACATATAAAATGTCGATGGGTTTGATGTCAATTCTAATCTTATTCTAAATTGAATACTTGCCGGAATTACAAGCGTCGAATCACTTATGCCGTATTTTATAAAATACTTAAAATTTAATTCATAATTTGATATTTCATTTATTGCATCAGTAATTGAAATGTAATCAGGACTAAAACAATTGACTTGTCCACTTGTTGGCGCCGTTGAACTTAATTTTAATGATTTATTGCCTTGAAATGCAACTTCGTTTGTTGCAATTTCTGCATAATTGTTATAAACTGTAAATCCATTTAAACCGTATTCAAATCCCGCGTTATAACTTGCGTTTGTTGAATTTTTATCAATTGATTTTGTTGTCACGCTCGATATTGGTTGTATATACTCGCGTTTTAAATTTTTATTTATTGGTATTATATCAGTTCCAGGTAAATAAACTAATGATTCTTTGCTTTCAGATTGAAAAACACCGTTTGAATTATAATTGTAAACTTTTAATTCTTCATTGTTTTTAGTTAATAAGGCGTTTGTTATTTTTGACCTTATATTTGTAGGAACAACACCGGTTGACTGTAATTCATTGTAAATACTATTTTTCACATCGACATCAAAAACATTTGTCGCCTCAACAACGTACCATTTATTGTTTGATTGATAAACTCTCATATTATATGTACGCAATAAATTTTCCAATTGAACTTTTGCCGTTGCTATTTCATAACCGTCAATTTGTTCATCAAAACCGGGAAAAATTGAAACCGTATTTGGAAAATATTTATTTGTTGGGTTCCCGAAAATTTTTGGTTGACTTATATCGTTAATAAAACATAAATCCAAATCTAAATCTAAATTAGAAAGAATTAACGAAATTCTTTCCGCATCTGAATACGCGGAAATATTGCCAGGCGGTGAATAATCTGTTTTTATTGGCGCTTGAAAATTATCCAATGTGCCTAAACCATCAAACGCATTAAATGAAACATTAAACGGCTTGTCTTGTAAAGTTTCAATAAATCTGTCAACTACTAAAAACCCGGACCAATACGCATTCCATAGGTAAAAATTATTGTCGGTTATGGCGTCCGCCACGCACGACAATGATTCAACTTGTCCGCCGTCGTTAATTACGCGGTTTTTATAATATGTTGAAATAGTTTCAAAATTATTTAAAACGTTGTCCACACATTCAAACGATTCAACCGTTCCGCCGTCGGCTTCGACGCGGTCTGCGAAAATTTCGCCTTGACTTTTTGCATAAGAAACAACAACCTTGTATTCGCGTTCGTCAAACTTATAAAAATCGTCATATTGGATTGTATCCGTAACAAACAAAGACAATTTACATTTTGATCCAATTATCGGTTTATAAAAATCGTCTGACGATTGCCAGGAAATTTGTACCGGATTTGCGCCGCCTATCATTGGCAACACGTCGCCGGTATAATCTTTTTTTAGAATTTCAACTTTTTTTCCATTACCTAAAACGTCGGAAAAAATTAAACGATATTTTACGCCATAAGATAAATATTCACTTTCTTCTGTAATAAAATTTTCATTTGCACTTGAAACAATAAAATCGTTATTTTCTGTAATTAAATATTCAGTCATTTTTTTAGTATATACGTCCAGCCGTTTCGTTAGCGCGTTCAATTGCAATAAGTAAGTCTTGACCTTCAACGCGAACTGAACCCGTAACGTTTACGTTTCCGCCACCACTTCCGCCAATCATTGATTGTAATTTGTTCAATGGCGCTATAACTTCCGGATTTTGTCGCGCGCCTGGATATTCACCAACCAACCCCATTGTTGGACCGCTGACAATACCACCATTGGCGAATGCGGTTGCCTCACCGCTTGCAATTTTTGGAATTACTGATTTCATTGCCGATGCTAATGCTATTAACGCAACACCGGCGGCAATCGCCGTAATTGGATTTGCAAACGCTTTTTTAATTGCTATCATTGAAATACCAATTTTTATTGCGGCTTTTCCTAAATTTTCAGCAATCATTGCAATACCATTTAAAACAACGCTTCCTAACGCGCCCATTAAATTGCCACCACTTGTGATTGCTTGCCCTAATGCTCTCCCCATTCCGGCCGCCATATTTTGCAACCCCGCCGTCATTACTTGTCCGGCTTCTAATTGAAATTGCGCCGCGCGTTCTAAAAACGCCAATTGGCCTTCACTTAAAACTTGCGATTGTTCTGCCAATGCGTCCGGAATTGCGGCCGTATCAGCTTTTATAGCGCTTGAAACCGGCATAAATAAACCTTCAGATTCTAAACCAACGCCCGAAACAGTTCCGCGACCACCACCACCACCGGTTCCACCGGTTGTTGTTCCACCGCTTGTTGTCGTTGTTGTTGTGCTACCGCCGCCACCGGCTGAAACAACCTCAACCGGTATTTGTATTGGTTCAATTCTTTTTGTTTTTAACGCTTCATTAAAATTGTCGGCAACTGACGAACCTAAATTTCCGGCTTCTGTTTTTATTTTTTCAAAAGCATTAGTAAAATTACTTTTTAATCCGTTTGTTAAGTTATTAAAACCACTTTTAATTTTTTCTTTATCAAAAGTAAATAAGCCCATTAATAAATCGGCGGCGCTGCCAAAAATCGTTGATATGTTTTGCCCAAATAATTTGACAATTGTTGATAGTGTTTTGAATACAAATTTTCCAACCGCAACTAAATTTTTAAATGACATTATAATTGCGTCAACGGCTAATTGTATTGGCAACGAATTATTGTATAATTCAATAAAATAATTACCTACTTTTATAAGCGCCGTTTTAATTTTTGCCCAATTTTTATATATAACAACCGAAACCGCAGTCAATCCGGCGACAACTAATCCAATTGGTCCCAACATTAAAGATATTGCGCCACCAATTGCCGGCGCTAATGTTAAAAGCGTACCAATTATTGCAATGACCGGACCTAATGCCGCAACAATTCCGAAAAACGCCACAATTATTTTTTGCGTTGTTGGACTTAATGCCCTAAATTTTTCCGCTAAACTTGTAAAGAATTGACCTATTTTTTGAACCGCCGGCGCAACTGATTGTAAAATAACTTGTCCGACTTCTAACATTGACGATTTTATGGCGTTAAACCCTTGCGTCATTTGAAATGACGCCGATTGTGACGTTTTTTGAAACGCTTCGTCGGTTGCGCCCAATGTATTATTTAAAGATTCAAATATTTTTTCATTATCTGCGGCGCCTTTTCCAGTTAAATCTAAAACACCTTTTAATGCTCTAATATTTGGAAATATAGCGGACGCGTCCATTCCCGTTTGTTTTAAACGCTTTGACAAATCTAACAACGTCGGCATTAATCCCTTTTGTTCTAATGACTGCGCGATTTCTTCTTGTGAAGTACCCAACGCCAACATTGCTTCGGCGCTTTGCATTGTTGGTTTTTTTATCGACGCTAAAATTGCCGTTAATTGTGTTGCACCAACTGCGGCGTTTGTTCCGGTTCTTGACATTGCAGCCATTGCCGCGCCGACTTCGGCAAAACTTACACCCATGTTTGACGCAATCGGAATGACTCCGCCCATTGCGCCGGCTAATTCAGACGCCTCTAACTTACCTTCACGAACCGCAGCAACCAAAATGTCTGTTGCGCCGGTAGCGTTAAGATTTTCAACACCATAGGCGTTCATTGCGGACGTTGCTAAATCTGCAATTGTCTTTGTTTCACCTAATCCAACGGCCGCCGCTTTTAACGACGCGCTTAATGTGTCGGTTGCGTCCGCGCCTCGTAAACCCGCTGACGTAATAAAAAACAACGCCTCTGCGGCTTCGTTTGCGCTTCGTCCGGTATCTGTCGCCATTTTCTTTGCGGTTTCCCCCATTTCAGAAACTTTGTCCGCCGCAATACCAACCAAAGATTCAATTTGCGTCATTGACTTGTCAAAATCTAATGCCAATTTTGTCGCGGCCGCACCGGCTGCAACTATTGGCAATGTTAATTTAGTAGACATTGAACGCCCAACGCTTTGCATTTTAGATCCAAACGCTTGAAGTTTTGAACTCGCTGAACTTAACGCATTATTTAATTTCGACGAATCGCCGGTAATATTAACTTTTAAATTTGATTCGGCCATAAAGAATATTTTAAACAAAAATACAAAAAAAAAGACGCTTTTATTTTAGCGTCGTTTTCTTTGTCATTGATTTATATTTTAATTCGAACGCTTCCATTTGTTCACGCGTTGACTTTGGTTTTGCGCGTTCAACTTTACGTTTTTGGTCTATCGGTAATTCAAACAATTGTTCCGGTTTTATCATTTGCGATTTTTTAGAACATTGAACGTTGTGAATCATTGCTGCTAAATAACGCGTTTGTTCCCAATTCAAGTTTATATTGTTGTGGTAATTTTCCGCCAATAGCGCATTTTCTCGCCAGGTTTGCCGCCAAAAATCGTTTGGGTGTACGCCTACTAAACCAATATAATAATCGGTTAAACTTTGGAATGTTATTTGGCTTTTGACGGCTTCGGCTTTCCCGTTGGTTTGATTTCGCCGTTTAAACTATTACCTAAAATTTTTGATTCCAACATTGTTTCAACAATTTCGTTGATTGTTTCGGCTTGTAATTCGTCTAACCACGCACCAACCGAATAAACATTGTAATCAATTTCATTGCCTTGTTCTTGGTCGTTTGCCAATATAGCTGAATAAATTAAAGCGCGTAAACCTTTTAATGATATACCGTTTTGAAAAACGTTTCCAATGTCTTGAAGTGAAACGCCTAATTGCTCGGTGAATTCCGACCAAAAATTCATTGAAAAATGAAGTGTTCTTTTTTTGCCACCGACTTGAATATCGATGTAACCTTTGTGTTTGTTTGCCATTTTATTTGTTGTTTGTCGTTAATAAAAAAAGCCACCGCCAAAAAATGACGGCGGCCAAAATAATAAACTTTTAAAATTTTAGTTTGTTGATTTAGTAATTGCGCCGGTAATTGTTATTGAACCGCTATAAGTAACGGCCGCTTCCATTTCCGCCGACATTTCAACACTTGACAAAAACCCTTCTGCCGTATATATTTCGTCGCCGGTTTCAGTCGTTCCAAATACACAAGTTAATTGTGTTCGTGCCAATAAGAAATCAGCCATTTCAATTGCGTTTGATGTATCATCATAAGCGATCAAACCTTCGAATGATATTTCGCCACCTTTTACGCCGCCAATATATTCCGAAAATCCGTTTGAATCTTTTGTTGTTGCTTCCGGTGTGTCCATTGATAAAGACATTGAACAACTTGTAGTGTGTCCGACTGTTGCACCTTCAACCGATAAAATTAAATTAGTTCCGTTAAAAACTCCCGTAGTAGCCATATTTTTAGATTTTAAAGTTTATTAAATTTTTTGTAAATATACGAATTATTTATTTTATTAATCCGTTATATAATTAATGCCGGCGAACTTGTGGACGCCTTCGTCTTGTATTGTTATTTCGTACGCGGACCAATCAGCAATCGCTGAATCGTTTTCATCGCGCCATAAAACATCAACGCAAAATTTATCGTATAAAACCGGCGGTGTGATTTCGTTTCCGTCGTCGTCAATTTCGCCGTTCGTTACAATAAAACAACCAATTTTAACAATGGCGTTTTCGTGTGTTGAATATTCGTTTCCGTCGTCGTCGGTTTCAACGCCTAAATTAGTAATTAAAGAATCAACAATTGATTCATTTTCAAACTCGTATTTTTTAACTATATACGCCATTTATATTGTTGTTAATTTAATTGCTTCCGCTTCTGTTAATACTTTATCAAAAACCCTTGTGTCATAAACTTTGCCTTCAAAATGTCTGCTTGTACCGCTTTGACTTGAAAAGTTTAATTTATCTAATCCAGTTGGTATATCTCCGCTTGTGTCTGTATCTTTTAAAACTCCGTTATGATATACTTTAAACTCATCTTCCTTGAATGTTATAGCCACTTTGTTTCTTTCATTATCATTTACGCCGGTAATAAAATAATCTTGTTGCGTTGCACCATTTTCAACACTTGTTCTTATTCTACTACTTTCATATATAAACCTAACAAAATTATTACCACCATCGCTTAAAGTAATCATATTATACCCTAAATAAGGTGCGCCGAAATTATTTGCATCAACAAAAAATGTTCCTTCTGTAATATCAAACAAATTAGCATCACCACCATTAAAACATTCGTCTTTTTGTCGTGTGACTTGTGCGGTTGTGGTCTTTATATAACTTGAACAATAATCCCCGACTTCAATTTGCGCCCCAAATAAATATAATGTTGCGCCGCTTGTTGTTGAAAATTCGAAAATCCTTAAATAATTCGTCCCCAATGTTGAACTTGTTGTGAAAGTAACTTTTAAACGATACCAACCATTCCCGTAATCATCAAAACTTCCGGTTCCAATAACATTTGAAATTGTTTCAGTATTAAAATCCCAATCTAATTGACCTTGTGTTCCGCTTGTAGTATCAAAAAAATCAAAACGAACCAAATTAGACGTTCCCTTTTTTACAAAAACACTCATTGAATAAGTCGTCAATGTTGACAATGAATGTTGTTTAAAAACATAAGTTGATAATGACGCATTTGTTGAAGTTAATTTGTCACCGGTCATTTCGCCGTCCGGTGCAATTATATTGTCCGCAGTAATAGACGAATTTACTTTTGACCACGCGGAATTGTCAAATTCTTCACTTCTTATTTGAATATTTGTGCGTTGTGGTTCAAGTAAAAGCGAAGGACAACCGCCGCCGGTGTGATCTATTCGCGGAATATTTGTTCCGACCGTTTCAATTAAACCGCCAGGATTAACCCTTGACGCGTCGCCGCTTCGTGTATATGTGAAATCGCCGTCGCCGTCCGTCGGAAATACTGAATAAACTTTTGATGTATTGTAAGCCGTTGGAATTAATAACAATTTTGCGTCGTCTGCTAATGACATAAGTATTTGTTTTTAGCAAAAATACAAAAATTAAAAATGATTAATCATTTGTTTTTTCTTCGACTTCAATTGATTCGTTTAAGATAGCAACTATTTGTTGCGCTTGTGGCAAAACTGCAATTGGCAAATTGTTAATCACTTGGTTTACCCTTGCGATTTGTTCTTTTGAAATTTCCATAATTTTGTTTTATGCAAATATACAAATTATTGCGGTAAATCCTCGAAATCGTCTTGGTAATCACTCGGCAAATAACTTTCCATTTCTGTAATTTGTTCCGCGCTTAACTCGTTTTTATAAAAGTCATTTGCTAAAACAAATTTAAAATGGTCTTTTATTGGTTCTACATTTTCATCAGCACCTATTTGACTTAATTGGTCTGGTATCTGTGAAGTAATTACCTCTTTATGGCTTTCCTCTGTGTTTTCAGATGTTACTACGTTTTTAAACATTATTTATGATTTTAATAA